CTTCTTGCGTGTAATGGTACTTGCATATTTTCTCCACTCGGTACAGACCGAGATGATAGTAATGTACCAATCATTTTCTCTAATGTCAACCTAATGTTCATTTAATCTTCTCCTAATATTCCTTCGTTACCCATTAGATTGACTAAAGTGACCACCGCTTCTCGGCTTGGTTCAACCCTGGTTGTCTTTGGCTCTGTCCACAGGAGTACATTTCCTGTTGAGTCAACGAGTAATACTATGTTTACGATTGCCAGGCCAGAGCTTGCATTATTGCGTAGGACTTGTTTTGCCGCTCCGGCAATTCTTTTGCTTAGACTGTCCCAATTGTTATTCATGTTCTTACCTTGCAAATCTTGCAGCCCGTCTTGCGGCTGTCCCCGAGGCGCGGCGCATTCTTCTCATGAAGTTATCGTTTCTCGAACTCACGATAACATCACGAACATTTCTGGCTTCAATTCCCTGTCTCATTCCTTTGTGGACAACAATGTATCCTCGCTTTCCGGCTGAAGACTGTATTACACCCGGTCGTGTCTTCGGACTAAATCCATGTACATACGCCCTTGGCATTCGCCTAGTCCCGCCCTCGACAAATATAAACGGCTTGCTTTTCGTTGTTCTCTGAACATACATTTCGTCTGCCGTTTTGCCGCGCTTTCTTTTGCGTTTCCAGGACGGCTTTTTCTTCCACGTGGATGTAAATTTATTCCACGTAGATAGGTGCTCTTGAACCTCAAATTCAAGTTCCTTGAACCACTCGCGCTCAAACGTTGCGGGGTCAAACATCCTAGAAAGGTTCGAGAAGTTTGTTGGAACCGGCCTCATTTGAATGCTTGGCATTATGCTTCATCCTCTTCCGCCTGAGTATCCTCGCTCTCATCAGGTTCTGGCTCAGGGTCTGGGTCTATCTCTGCCTGCAAGAAAGCAGCGGCGCGATACTGTTTCTCAAGCCACTCGAGCGCCCCGTATGCCTGTATCATCTTGCGCAGCTTACTGTTACCAGATGTAAGGTTCATGCTGGTGGCAACATTAGCCTTGGCAAGCATAATCGCGCTCATCATCACAAGCGGGTCATTGACCGCTGTGTCAATTGGGTTATCAAAGCCCGGAAATACCAACAGCTTACTAAACACCGGGTCGTTGCTGAAGAACAGGCGGGTGATTGGCGTACCATCTTCTAGCCTGCCATCATTCAACTCCATCTCTTCAAACATGTGTCGGTCTATGTCGCCGTCACTGAGCATCTGCTTGCGCGCAGCGCGGAACGTCATAACCCCAGATTCTGTTTCTCGGGTACGATGTCGACCACGAATATCACGTACTATAGCGTGCTGTTGGTCTTCTTCATCGTCACGGAAGTCAAATGCTATGTGCAAATGCGGTGGCAAGAACTTTAAGTTCAACTGTCCCGCCAGTGCGCTTGTCACCTGGGATGGCAGCTTGCCCCTGGCTCTTGCCTGTGCAATCCGTGCATCCGTTGTGCTTGACTTTCCAGCCGTTGGCCATACCTCAGAAATGTCGAGGCCGAACGCAGACGCTATGGCATACATGCCAAGAGTGACTGACGTTTCCTCATCAAACGGGTCCATGTGAGTCAGGTCTTTAACGTCAATGTCGATGTCAGTGCTATCGCTACCGATAGCAACCATCATACCGGCAATAGCAAGACCGGCATCATCCTGTTGATATGCAGCCTGGTTAAAGGCAGACATGATATCGACAGCTCTAATGCCCTTCCCGACAAGCAGCTTGCTGTGCGGGCGGCTACCAAGTCTTTCTTGCTTATATCTCACTATGTCCATCAGGGTCTGTGCTATCTCAAACGAGCGGCTAATAGCACAGAAACCGACGCCGTTCATGCCATCCACCGGGGATGGCATCTGGCTCAAGGCTATGACTCTTGATGCGTTCAACGCATACTTTTTACCCCTGGTAGTAGTGTATACAATCGGATACTCCGGGTCTCCAGTCCTGGTACACTGGCGCGAGGACAGGTGCCTAATGGCAATTGGCAGGCCAATGATTGGGCCAGCGGGGTTTCCGTTCCCAATTATCTCAAGGAAGCCACCGTTGTCTTGTGTCAGGTAGTCCTCATAAAACTTGTCCATAGCAGCGCCCCAGCCAGCACCGAACTCACTGACAAGCATGAGACGCTTCAACATCTCCTCCGATTGGTCCATATGTGCACCGATAGACATATCATGAGGCGCAATCATAGGGGGGATATTGGACAGCTTAGACTGAGCGTTATACACCACAGACGATAGATGGTTTGATTTCTTCCAGTGGGCAGATAGCCAGATATCTCTTCCGGGCGACCACCAGGCAGGAGCAAGGCTGTTTGATTTCGCCATCCATCCCAGAATCGGCATTGATTCTAAAGATTCTCTTGTCTCTTTATACCCCACGGCTTGCTGGACTGATTCAGCAATTTGATTTTCTGTGTTACTATCGTGCATACATACCTCTGACAAGCGGGGTTGAGAATGAGACTATATCTACATCTGGCGAACGGCCATAGGCAAGGTGCCAGATGATATATCTGGCTGCGTCTGGTCCGTGGTCGTGTTCTTTTACCGGTCGCCCGGTTGCCCCATCTCTAACATAAGATGACATTTCATACCTGAATCTCTGGCATCTAGGGTGTGCGATAAACATGCGGAACCCGTTATCGTCCGGAGTTATCCACTCTCGCATTTCCTTAATACCTTCTTCCACGTCGATTCTATCGTAGGTACTACGGAAACCTGCTTCTTGTATTGCACCGCCCAGGCTGGCGGCAGCACGGTCTCGGATAATGAAGTCTGGCAGATTGTAGTTCATATCTGCGCATATATTTATTGCCTGTTGCAAATGTTCCGCTGCCAAAGTCTTTATTGCATACTCTTCGTGGAACAGGGCAAGCCTACCAGTGTGCTGCTTTTGCATCATGAGAATAGCGCGGGGGTGGCTCTTGGCGCTGAACATTCCAGAGCCTGGGTCCATTCTTCCTGAATAGCCATCGTCGATTGCCCAGATGACAGTACTTCCACCTGGGATGTACTCTGCCAACTCCGTTACGTTCCCGCCCCCGTCCTCTCCTGTGCCACTGTTGTACAAGTCTTGCCATGTATCGTACACAACCCCAACGCCTTGTACCCATTTGCCAAGAACAAGTCTGTCGTACTGTACACCAGTAAGCTTATCCAGTTCTTTCTTATAACTATCTGGAACATGCAGGTTGTCTCTAACAGATGAGTAATAGACTGATGCTTCACCATTAAGAATAAGCCTGACATTGACCCAGTGGGCCGGGCTGTCAGGATTGGTTGACAAAATAATCTGCCGGAAGGAGCCAGCATGGCCACGCATACGAGCAAGCACTTCGTTGTAGTCTTCTTCGTCAAACTGTGTGGCCTCTTCCAACCAGGCGATATCTACACTCATGGAGCGAATAGACTCGCGCTGGTTATCGTCGTTCATACCACCATATGAAAGGATGCTGCCATTCTGGTACTCGAATCTGTGCAGATTTTTAATATGTTTAACTCTAGGGTCGTTGCCGATGATTGCCTTTGTGAGCATCAGCAACGTGCTGTTGTCCATATATGTTCGGCTCTTCCGCAGGACAATGGCCCTTGAGTTGGGGTATTTCAAACAGAAAGCGTGTACCTTCTCACCAGCAAGTACACTTTTACCGCCACCAGCAGCCCCTGTGAGCAACAGGGTTGGCGACTTGTCTCGCCACGGTTTAACTTGCCACGGTAATGGGTGGAAGGTTTTTAGATGCGTATAGTTCCGGTCATGGTCTGTTCTGGCCCTGTCCTTGAACATCTTGGTTGGCGTTTTAGGCATCTATAATCTCTGCTTCAATAGCAAGCTCGTCGTTAATTGCGCTCATGGCGGCGGCTGCAATATGTTTTTCTTCCGAGTCCCAATCATCTGGACTGACAGTTCGATATGCCTTAATCAGCAACTCGCTGCGCTTATTTACGTTGATGCCAACTTCGGCAGGTGCGTACAGGCCAAGGAGCTTGCGCCGTTCCTTTTGAATTTCATGTATAGCAGTGAGGAACTGAACTTTCGGCTCTTTGTTTTGCGTGGTGTTTCGAATTTTGGATATAAACATCTCCGTGCTTTCGTCTTTGACAACGCTTTCCATCATCGCACGAGCCATCTCTTCTACCACTTTGGTTTCCCTGGAACCCGTCTTGCTTCCTCTCCATGCCTCCCATGCTTCTTGTTCGAGAGCATCAAGGCGGACTAACTCCTGATTGACGAGCGCCTGGTACTGGTCACGCTGTGTCTCTCTCCAGGCAGCACGGATTTCCATCTGGTCCTTTCGTATTGTACGTGGGGACAGTTTATATCCGGTCTCGCTCTCAAGCAGTACAACAATCTCTTCTGATTTATAATGCTGCGCCGTCCACGTAGCGATGAGTGAACGGTCTCTTTGAATTTGGTCTGGGTCACGTTGCCATCTAGTCATGAAAACATTATATGTGAGTTTCATGAGTATTGCAACCATGTAGCCTTGGCTAAAACAGGTCTGAATTGCCGTATAATCAAGGTCGATGTATAGTACAAAGGGGTTTAACATGAATAAAGAACAGGTTTTTGCGTTTATCACACGGTTACGGAAAGAGGGGGTTGGAGTCGAGTTGCGCAACGGACTCGTTGCCGCAAAGGCTTCAGCCATAAAGGACGCTGACATAAAGGCGATGAAGGGTTCATTGGATGATATCAAGGAATGGTTATCACACGAGATAGCCGCAGAGGAGTTTGCGAAGCTGTACGAAGAGGGGGAATACGGCAAGGCTGTTGATGTAATGATAGAGGCCAACTATCCATGCTACGAAGATGGCATGATGAATAGTGGCAAGGCTGGATGGATTAGGGTGAAGGCAAGACTATGAAGGAACCATCAGAGAATAACACACTCTCAAATTTCAGTTCAGAGAGAGAGTTGGCAAAAATCCACAAACTGTGTGATGCTAGAGGTGTTCCAGAAAACATATATCCGTCTACACGGGTGCTGTATTTCATGACCGTGGTCGAGAGGTACATAGAGTTTCTGGAATTTCTTGGCTATAGAGTTAGTAAGGAAACAGAGTGTGAAGAAACGGAACAATTGGTGGATAATGTGGAGTCTTTTGCTGGTCCTGGCCTCCGTAGTAGGGGCGACCGTGGGCCTGATATTGATAGGAATGATAATGTAAAATGAGAGTAAGAGCGATAGGAACCATCGTGTGTTACGAATGTGACACCGAGTACGACATCATAGTGGAGTGGGGAATGAGTAATATTGCTTTCCCCAAAAGCCTAGATTGCTGGTGGCGTGGCCATCGAGAAGAGCTTATCGCACTCAGCGGGTTTACCAGGGCGGGGAAATGGATTAAGGCGAACAAACATGAGCATCATAGTACCAGATAGATTTGCAACCAGATATATATGTGATAGTTGCAACACGATAATAGACACCCCGGCATACATAATGGATGAAGACACTGCATTAGAGTGCCCTTTATGTGGTCATTGGGTAACAAGATACGAAGCAGTGATGGCTACCGTCTATGTAAAGTACAAAAAGAGCGAGGGAAAATGACAGGAAAATCACCGGTTTTCAGGGATATTGAGGTGGAATGGATAGATAACAAGGGGAAAATCCAGAAAGAATGGGTATCCACAGAAGAAGTAACAATATGGGATTCGATAAGGGAGGCGAAGAGAACCATTTCAAACAGGGAAGGCAGAGAAACTGAGCTTCGGGTACGTACTGGCAAGGGAGTAATAAGGACAAAATCATGAGCACGGCAATGCACAGGAAGAACAGGCGTGTAACACGCAATATGTTTGAGCAATTGCTGGACGGTGGATTCTACCACATTGTAGATGCGGAGAATGTACGGCGCAGCCAGAAGTACACGACGTTTACCGCTTTCTCAAAGAAGAGGCTAGAGGAAATGGCGTGCTTCGTGATAGTACACGAAGGAAACTTAGAGTTCGAGGCCCGGACATGGACAGACCTGGCCTTGCTAATGGGATTAACAGGTGGGGGTAGGTAGGTGATTACTTACCGCGCATCGCTAGAAACTATGGCGTTGACCAAGGACTACGCCGAGAGCGCCACCCTTGGAGGTACGAGCCAAATTCCTGGCGAGAGCGTAGAGAACAGATTTACCGACAACTGGGTAGGGCAGCTTGGTGAAGCAGCAGGGCATCACTACTTGTTCTCTACGCTCTCCAAATACAAGGCCAATCGTGAGGGGCTGAGGGACAAGTGGGAAGGCGACGGTGGAAGTGACGTGCCGGGTTATCGCATTGACTTCAAGGCATCCCTACACAGACATAGCAACAAAAGACCTGAGACATACACCTTGATAGTCCGTCCAGCAGAACTACATGACGACACGGCTTACGTGCTAATCGTGGTCGAACCCAACTGCCCTACAGGACTAACAGCCACAAAGGAAACGGGAATCTATCTTGTCGGGTGGGCGTATACAAGAGAGTTGGCACCAAGTGATGACTGGGGTGGCATCGCAATGGTCAGGGGCGGAACGTTATTACGCCCCATGATTGACTTGAGACTTTCAATATGGTTAAAGGAGTGACATCATGACGACCAAGATTAGTTTCCCCGAACACATGCGTAGACTAGAGGCGGGGTTGAATGCCCTGGCGGGAAAAACGGGAACAGGAAGCGTAATGGTCAGACGCATGGAAGTCGGGCACGAAGTCGGGGAGCCAGTCTTCAAGTATGGTATGGTAGGAGGCGACCCGCCCGCCGCTGGTGTAGGACATACGATGAACGATGCGGCGATAAGCCTACTGCACCACTTGGCAGGCACAGAGCCGCCACCATTTTAGAACGGAAGGACATAATGCCAAAAAAACAAACTGATGACGAGGTAGAGAATGATTACATTACTTAACGGGGATGCCAGGAGGGTTCCATTGGCGGCGAAGTCTGTGCATTGTGTTGTAACTTCGCCGCCTTATTGACTATGGCCTTCGCGATTATGGCACGGCGACATGGGTTGGGGGTGAGGCGGGGTGTGATCACAGACAGCAATTAGGCGGCGAAGGTGAAACTAGCGCCAAGCAAAACACATCAACGGGCAGCCAAACTATAGCCTATCGCAACACCTGCGGCAAGTGCGGCGCTATCCGTCAGGATAACCAGCTGGGCCTTGAGGCCACGCCAGACGAGTTCATAGCCAACATGGTGGCCGTGTTCCGTGAGGTGTGGAGAGTCCTGCGAGATGACGGGACGTGTTGGGTGAATTTGGGCGATTCTTATGCGGGAAGTGGTAAGGGGCAAAACGGTGACGGCAGTTCATCAGACCGCAGGGGTTCTAAACAGGGCACGAACGAAGGCACGTTATCCGGCGGCCTACCGACCGGGAACGCCTCCCTCAAGCCCAAAGACCTCATGGGCATGCCGTGGCGCGTGGCCCTGGCGCTGCAAGCTGACGGCTGGTGGCTGAGAAGTGAAATAACGTGGTGCAAGAAAGCGCCCATGCCGGAGAGCGTTCGCGATAGACCTGTAACCGCTACTGAGAAGTTGTTTCTATTTACGAAACGCCCACGCTATTATTTTGACATGGATGCAGTCAGAGTCACTAATGGCGACAGCAATCATAACATTTGGAATTATTGGGTGCTAGGGCCAGCGAATTATCCAGGCGCACACTTCGCCACGTTTCCACCAGCGCTGGTAGAGCCGTGCATCAAGGCGGGCTGCCCTAAAGGCGGCACCGTATTCGATCCGTTCGGCGGCAGCGGCACCACGGCACTGGTAGCACGACAACTGGGCCGCGACGCCGTCATGTTGGACTTGTCGCCCGAATACCTGGAACTGGCGCGGCAGAGGCTGGCGCTGGATAAGGTAGACGCATGGCAGAACGGTAGCGGTATAGACGGCGGCGCGGCGGTTGACTTCGGGCTGTTCGCG